TTAGAATGACAATATACACCTGTTTTACCAAACGTGTTTAACTTTAATAGTCTTAAAGAGAAACAAAGTGCTTAACGCGGAACCTACGCTTGATAGGTCCCAGATCTTGCGAATTTGGGAAGCATTCATCGATGGTGTAGTTCGAGAGGACAATGATTTTTTTTGGACGTATTTTTTGTAGAGTTCCACCTTTAATTTCAGCTGAAAACGGGTAGCGATCAGCCCAGATTTTAAGTGACGAGGAAGTGACTTCGTTTTTAGGAGACCACTCCTCGATGGCAACAATTTCTTGTCCAGAATATCCATCCCACCATTTGTTTAAAGACTTTTGGTAGTGCTCGGGGTAGTGCTCCCAGAGTTCACGGGATTTGCCGGTTCCGGTTTGCCCATACCACCATTCATTTTCAAGAGTGTCGAGAATAATTGGACGTTCTGGGCGACAAAGGCCGAGTAGCTTCGAATGGTATCGAATGAAGATGGCTGGGAACTTGTCTTCGATTTCTTCGTACTTTCCGGCTCGTGCAAGGAGTAGGACCTCTTTCCATTGATTTTTTTGGCCTGCGGGACCACTAGGGCGTGTTCCCCATTCAATCCAATCGCCATCTTTTTTGCAGTAGTCGATTGCTTGATCGAAGGTTCCTCGCTGTCGCTCAATGTGAGCTCTTGGAAGGTGAGTTTTGACTTGATCAAAGGACTTTTTGTTGGCGAAGTAGACGTAACCTTGGTAGTGCGGGGTTTCTTCCTCGGAACCAAGTTCTTTGCCTCGGATAACATATTGGGCGTCGCTGGCGAGGGTTTCGATGTCAATGTCGTCCCATCCTGTTGGGTTGTTGAGTGTGAAGCACCACCCACGTCCTCTTTCTTGTCTTGGCATTTGCTCATGTCTTGGCAAAACGAAAAATGAAAGACGCCTAGCTAGTATTACCTAGGCGTCTGGTCACTGGTCACCAGACATTCTATTTTTCCAAGTGCTTGATTGGCTGATGGATTTAAAATCCTGCCAATCACTTTCCAATTTGCGCGCCTTAGGAGAGTACAACTATGGCTGTAACCAGAAGATCTCGACGTACCACTCGCCGTACCACTCGCAGCAGGAAGCGTGGTAGTTCAACTACCACTCGCAGAGCTGGTGCTTTTGGCATGTACCGTGGTACAAGTGGTATGTCCACGCTTCGTCTTGCGGCAAGACGTTATAGAGCAGCCTTGAATCCATTTCCAAACACCAAATTAGTTCGACATAAATATGTTGACACGATTAGCATTCCTGCGGGTGGTGGAGCAGGTTTAGCTTCAATCTATCAGTTTCGTGCAAACTCAATGTATGATCCTGACTTTACTGGAGTTGGGCATCAACCTCTTTTCAGAGATGAGATGGCAACCCAGTACAAGTACTATACAGTGTTGAAGTCTACAATTCGTGTCTCCTTTGCCGGTACCAATGGGCAAGAATTGAACTTTCTTTTGTGGTGTGACGATGACAGCACAGCTCCTACCAATCCAAACGATGCACTGGAACAGCATCGCGGTAGTTTAGACCGATTAGATCGGCGCTATTCCCCTAAGGTTTTGACTGGTTTTTTTGACGCAGCGAAGTGGAATAAGACAACTCGCTCTGCGCTTCTTGCGGATGACATGCACAAGACAGCTCAATCAGGCAACCCTGATAGCTCCATCACCAAGTTTTATCAAATTTATGTGGCCCCATTGGCAGCTTCAGTCACGCTTACGTCTCTTGTTGCCAAGGTAGAGATGAGTTTTTTGACCCTATGGAGAGAACCAAACGACCACGTTGGCTCGTAATGAGGTCCCGAGGCCACTCGGGGCCGAGCCGCCCTTTTTTCCTACAGGGTTTTTGGGTTATGATCGCGACAGCGATCAGCGAGGCTACAAGAATACTTAGAATGACAATATACACCTGTTTTACCAAACGTGTTTAACTTTAATAGTCTTAAAGAGAAACAAAGTGCTTAACGCGGAACCTACGCTTGATAGGTCCCAGATCTTGCGAATTTGGGAA